CACTCAACACAGCAGCACCGCCACCTAAGGCAGCCAGTACACCTGGACTGATTGATGACACAGCCGGTGCCGCAGCGGCAGCGGCAGCAGCCGCTTCTGGCGCACTTAGTACTAAACTGGCCACAGGGTTGGTGCCTACACCAGGAGTTATGGTTTCTAGCAAACCTGTTACAGGATTGATTGCTGAACTGGCCACTGCTTCAGCAACAGGAGCAACAGCGCCAGATTGAAATGTGGCACCTACTTCCCAAGCATTGGCTGCAGGATTCCAAGTGGCAAGTCCAGCGTCAATTTGTGCGTTTGTTGCCAATTGTGTGCCAGGAGTCATTGCTTCGCCAATGGCATAACCAGGTGCTTCAGCAGTTCCAGCAGCACCAGACACTTCTACTCTGTAGGGTGGTGGTTCAGTTAGGCCGGCAGTTTCAGTTGGTACTGGTTCAGCAGGTTGGAATCGATTGATCATGTCTGGATCAATATTTTTTTCTAACGCAGCAGTTTCAGCATCTGTTAGCACACGCAATCCTGATGGATCAAGTCCCATGGCCACATTGGTTGCTTCTGCTTGAGCCAGCAATGATGCAGGAGCACCAATTGACGCCAGGTATCCAATATCCACTGAGGTCCAACCAGCAGCAGCATTCAGCGCGGCTATAGGGTCAGCAGTGGCATTGGCCAAGGCCAACATGTCTGCTGTGACACCACTGGAAGCAGCAACGGTGGCAGCGTCAACTGTGCCTGCCACAATGCCTGTGGCTGTTTCAGCCATGGTTGCTGCTGCTTCTGTTGTCAAACCTGCTGTTTGTAATGCTGATGTTATTTCACCTGCTGTGGCACCGGCTTCGGCCATGGCACTGGCAGCGGCAGCACTTTCGCCAGCAGCAGCACTGGAAAACAACTGACTCACGTAAGGTGCAGCAACAGCAGCAATAGTAGCAATAACAAATAGTTTACCAAAGTCAGTGTCAAAAAAAGTTCGGTCTCTTTCTTCTTGTGCTGCAGCAATTTGTGCGGCTCGTTGTTGTTGGTATACTTGATTGTTGGAATCTTCAATGGTGTTAAATTCCTTGTTATAGGATTCAACTGTTTGTGTTTGTCCACTTGCTACTTTGGTAGCAGTGGTCATGTTAGGATCTGTTTTTACCCATTCTCTTGGAGCACCTGTGGCTAGATTGGCCGGTGTCAAACGATAGTCAGATCCGTCTGGACCACGCAGTAGGCTTCGGCCTGATGCCACAAAGTCAGCAGGTGATGGTAATGCACTTTCAAAGTCTTTGACCGTGGTTGCTAGTGTACTTGCTGCCAATGCTGCTTGGTCTGCTTTTTGTTGTTGTTCGTAGGATTGAGTATTTGCTCGGATTTGGTCTTGTATTGCTTGCAGTTCTGTGGGCGCAATGGGACCTCCTGTTGGTGCACCATCCTTACCAACTTGTTGCATCTGACCGCCAATAAGAGCATACCAAGCGGCTTCATTTGCTTGAGTGGTTGGATCATCTGGTACACCAACTAATTCAGCACCACCTGGTGCAAACTTGTTTCCGGCTTCAGTAGGTGGGGCAAGTTTTGATGCATACTCATATATTTTTTCCCGTTGTTGGGCATAGGCATCACCTGATTTAAAATAATTAGCCACCTGATTTACACCAAGATAACCTGGTGCTTTGGGGTCAGTCATTTGTATTGCAATTTTACCATTGTCAGTCAAGCGCAACAAGTCAGGATCTTTTTGCAAAGATTGATCCAGGTCAGTCAGGTTAATTTTACTGTTGTACGTGAGATTTTGTAATCCAGAAATAGTTTTTTGTGCAGCGGCAAAATCACTTTGTGCTTGTTGTTGTTGAGCCTGTTGAGTTTGTGCATTGCGGATATAACCGTTGGTCACAGCATCATTGATATTCCATTGACCGGCTGCTTTGGCTTGATCAATTAAGGATTTGACCTCGTCAGTTTTTCCAGACTCAGCAGCAGTTTGAATTTTATCTTGCCATTGTGTTTGTGCCAAGGCTGTTTTTTCTGCTTGTGCCCGATCAGTAACTGATTGTGCATTGCGAATATAACTGTTGGTAACAGCATCATTGAGATTCCACTGACCGGCGGCCTTGGCCTGATCAATCAAAGATTGTGTTTGTTCAACATTGCCTGTTGAGGCTGCTGTTTCAATTTGTTTTTGCCAATCTGCTTGTGCCTCTGCTGTTTTGGCTGCTTGTGCTGTGGCTTCTGCAGATTTGGTTTGTGCAGTTATATTTTGTTGTGTTTGATCAAGTAGACCAGAATTTAATTTGGCTCCGGCAGATTTGGCATCAGCAATAATTTTGTCTAGATCTGCTTGTGTTTTTACACCAGACAATTGTGTGTTGAATGTTTGACCAAGTTCTGTTGCTGTAATGTTGGCCCGGGCTTGATCAATTACACCTGAATCTACTGTGACGCCATCGGCCCGAGCCATGGCGATCTGACGATTGATTTCGTCTGTAGTGCCTGCATTGGCAATGGCTGTTTTGTATTGTTCAGTTAATGCGGCACGCTGCGGTGCAGTGGCGTTGTATCGTTGAACTCCAGCCTCTGCACTTTTTAACGCACCAGCATCAATTATGGCACCAGCGGCCTTGGCGTCTGCTTGGATTTGATCCAACTTGCTCTGACTCAGTGTGTTGTCATTTACAGCATTGATCAACTGTGTTCTAAAACTGTTGTTTAATGCTGTTTGCTTGGTATTGGAGGTTGAATTGATAGAAGTAGTTGCTCGATTGATCAGACTGGAATCAACACTGACTTTGGCAGTTTCGGCAGTTTGTTTGTAAGCATCAACTTCGGCCTGTGTAACTGAATTGTTGTTGATTGCTTTGACCAATTGATTGCGAAGGTCAGACACTATACCTCTGTTGGCTTGATCAACATAGCCCTGATTAACAGTTACTCCTGCGTCTTTGGCCTGTGATAATATTCTGTCTCTATCTGCTGGTGTTTTGACCTTGACCAGTTGCTGTTCAAGTTGTAATTTCAGTGCTTTGCCTGCAGGGCTGGCAGCAAATGCTGCTCGGGCTCGGGCTTCGGCTGCTGCTTTGGCCCTGGCTTCTGATGCTGCCTTGGCGTCAACGATTGCTTCGTTAATTGGATCGAGTGTGTTTGTGGCCATAATGATATTTATTGTTACCTTATAACCAGGTGGGTTTAGCGGGCCAAATCACCGACAAAGGAAATCCTGTCTGTTGAGGCACATCCAACAATGACTGACGGTATGTCACAAGTTCTTGTTGTTGTTCTGCTGTGAGAGTGTTGTACCACACAGGATTCACACGATCAACTTGATTTAATTCATTGTCTCGCAATTGTCTCACACGCTGACTGGTCTTGTCAAGATTCAGTTGCCAGGTTTTGGTGGCCCAGTCAAAATCATAATCAAGTCCGTCAAGTGGAATTGAAGGTTTGACCACTGGTTGACCCTGGTCAATGTAATAACGATCCGAGTGGTATTCACCGTTGATCCAGGTTTTTTCTGACAGATGTAATTGTGCAAGATCAGCATCATTGGTATCAATAATGCCAATAATTTCGCCTGAGTCTGAATTGTAATAAGTGTATTTCATCGTTTTAGACTTTGTAAAACTAGTGTAGCACGAGGTACTGTGGCAGATTGAATATAAACATACTGGCTGTTGGGGTTACCGCCTTGAACAAAAATTTGCATGGTAATATTGGCACCTGCATAATTGGATATGTAGAATGCTGTCCAGTCTGGTGTTACAGTATAGGTCCAGTTTCCTGGATAAGATGTGGGAATGTAAATATTTTCTCCGTAACTGTTTACAAGACTATTTCCATTATATAAATCTATAAACACTGGCATGTATGCTGTGGATCCAACACCTCCGCCTGGCGACACAATATTACCTGAAAAAGTAAAATCAATGTTGGGGTAAACAAACAAACCAGTCTGATTGGCCACAGCCGTTAAATTGCCTTGTGCATTGGCGGTAACATATGTGCTTCGTGGCCAGGTGTTTCCAGTGTATGTAGGACCGGTGGCCTGGTTGCTGAATCCACTACTAACACCTGATGGCAACACAGTTGTTGTGCTAACAGTATTGGCAATCAGTGCGCCAGTTGTTATCAATCCAGAAACAGTTAAATTAGCACCAATGCTGACATTGCCACCAAATCTAGCATCGCCTGAAATGTAATCCAGCCAATAACCAGGACTGGATGTGTTGCCAATACTGGCACCAAAACTCACAATGTTGCCTGTATACAGATAACTGGTGCTGATGTTGTTGGCAGTGATGGTATTGGCAGCAATATTGTTGGCAGTGATTGTGCCAGCAGCAATTTGTGTAGCAGTTATGGTTGCTGTTTGAATGTTGGTGGCAGTTATGGTATTGCTGGTAATTTTGTTGCCAGTAATGGTGTCGCCGGCAATGTTGTTGCCTTCAATAGTGTTTACACTGATTCGATCACCAGTGATAGTGCTGGCCTGAATGGTATTGCCAGTTATTGTGTTGGCAGCAATCAAGTTGCCAGTTATTGTGCTGACCTGAATGGTATTGCCAGTAATGGTATTGGCAGCAATTCGATTGCCAGTGATTGATTCAGGCACAATGGCTGCGGCTGGCAGACTATTGTCCACAATAACATTGCCAGAAATTACCTGTCCAACCACCAGGTTCCAAACACTACCATTATAACTGAATGTGCCTGATGGTGTGCCCACTCCAGCACCGTAGATGAATGTGGCAGTATCGCCAGCCACTGGTGGTGTCAATCCAGTTCCAATAGGAGGTGTTAGATTGTCTCTTGCTGATTCAAACCAACCAGTAAGTTGAGCACTGGTTGCTGTGTTAGGGTCAGCAGTGGTCACAACATAGGCCATGGCAATTGGACCACGCTCACCTGGTGTGCCTGCTGCTGTGGTCACAACATCTAGGTCAATGGCCACATTGGCCACTGATATCACGTAGTTTGAACTGGGTGGTGAACTGGCTGCTGCCCATAGCACTTGACGACCACCTATGGCCGAATAGTAAATTGTTTTGGTTGTGCCAAAGCCGCCGGCTACTTCACGCCACTGATAAGCAGCAGGGTTGGCACTGGGTGTGGGAGTGGCTGAGTTGTACACACCAAAATACAAACTGTTGGTTGGTACTGTGCTGAAACCACTGGTGCCAGAAGAATTGTTGGCATAACGCAGGTTCACATACTGATTTATGTAACCATATATTTCACCAACTGTGTTGAATTGAGTAATCTCTCCAGTGACACTATTGGCTATCAGCGTACCTGTGGGTACAGAAACATTGCCTGTGGCATTACCAGTGTTTAGGTTGCTCAACAGGTAATTTACCGAGTCAATTATTTCCCCAGAATTGGTTACGGCAAATGTACTCATATCAACGACTGTCCTGTATGCGAGTAAACTGCCATGACACAGCAGGACAAATCCAGGTGTCTGTGCTGCTGGTGTTGTTGAGTTTTATTGAGTTGATACGATACACATTTTGATTGATCTGTGTCCAGGGATCCGCAGTATCTACTTGCATGTCTACGGCTGTTTGGAAAGTGACTTCTTGTCCCACTGAATCCGATCCTCCAAGACTCACTGTGATATTGCCTGTGCTCACAGTGGGCAGACCATTTTGGTTAAGGTTGTTGACTTCAGGCAATATACGATGTACCATGAGTTGTTCAGAATATTTGTCACTTAAATGTAAATCATCTCTACGAAATTCACTGGAGATGGGTTCGTCATACAAGAATTTGTGTCCACGATCCTTTTGAATCAATCGGTTTGTGGTTGAATCATCCACGCCCGAACTGTAAACCACAGTTCTACTGGCAGGATTAAAACCCAGGGTTGAATCTGGAAACAATTCATACACAGGTGCTTCTGTAGCAGCACTGGCATGATACACTTGTCGTGGTGGGTTCCAGCAATCTAGTGCATATCTATAACTGATCATTTGATCACACCAACCATCCACAGATTCTAGGCTGGGGTAATAAATTTCAATTTGATTCTTTTTGGTGTTGTTGATCATGAACACACGATTGGTGTAGGCAGGGTTGAGATTTGAATAGAAATAGTTTTTCACACGCTGGTTGCCCAGACTGTTGAATTCGCGTCCATCAAACACCCAGATATCTCTAGCGTCCAGACCATAAACAATGTTGTCTGCGTTGGCCCAGCAATTGGCATTGAGTAGACCACGACCCTGATTGAACGGTCTAATGCCCAGCACAGGTGTGTTGCCGCCTTGATAGTTCAAAGGACTAAAAATCACTGTGTCCCAGTACGAACACACAAAAAAGTTGCCGTTGCAAGGAAAACCATCTACCACAGGTCCGCGCACAGGAACTTCCAATTCGTTGGCCACATTCACTGTGGTAGGTTCCCAGGTTGTGGGACCATCATTGAGACCAAATGCCTGACTCCAACGCACAGTTGTGGGATAGTTTTCCACAATGCTGGAAATGGCATCCACAGCACTCAAATTACCAGCAATCAAGATTGAACCCACATTGGGTGCATTGAACAATCGCAAAAATCCTGCACTTAGACTTGACCAGTCTTGATTGTAGTTCCAGATATAACCTGAACCCAAGGGATCATTTTCATACTGCACAAATTCATTGGCAGCGGCTGTGAGATACATGGGAGGATTGATGTTGTCATTTACAAACAGTGTAGTTCCGTTCCAGTCTCCGGTGATGTTTGTGTCATCGCTGTAGCCGGGAAAGGGGTTACCGCCGGGGGTGACATCAATCACACCGGCTTGATTCATAGCGTACCAATTGCCATTGGCAGTGGCCAGCACAAACCACCATAGATCATTGGCACGATATCCGCCAGTGATCCAAATGGGTTTTTCAGAGTCTGGAATTTCAAACAAGATCTCTTCGTCACCCAGCACACTACGGATACCACGAATGTCTGTTTCAACATTGTAGCCTGCGTTGTACTCGT